TTTATATCCTCGGTTGTTCTGCCCGTCCCATGGAGGGTCCTCCCCTACCACGCCGAACACACCCAGCTCCGGGGATGTGTGAAAAGTTAGACAAGTGCGACCCTCTCGGTCACCCGATCAGGCCGTCGGTGCATGTATTAGCTCTACAATTAACAGGGTTATCCAAGTCGGTTTATCACCAAACGAACTAAAGATTCGCCACTAATAAATTAGTGCGTAGGGATTGCCAACAAAAAAGCTGGCGCGTGCACAAAACAATGCACATTATAGTCCTCACCTGCGGCTGTGAGGATTTCCACGTCTGCATAAGAATTAGCATTCGTGGCGGAAGTAGTGGAAGCCGATAACTCCGCCGTCACTTCCACATTCATAGTATCGCGACCTTCGATACCTTGACCAAGTGGACTACGGGGGTTAAAAGCCCTAACTGCCGAGACGAAAGGGATATTAACATCCAAATGGGCGCTCAGCCCTGGATTTGTCATTATCCCGCCCAATTGAAGCCCACGCGACGCATCTCGCCATGCCATCAAGTTCTTCGATCGGAGTGCCAAACCAGCACCCGTTAACGACGAATTATAAGCCTCATACCACGTACGGCGCGCGCTTGGAGTGGCAGGTAATGCATCAGCATTACGGGAGATGCCCATTGGCGCAACGGCCATCCCTGTATTATTGCGCACAAACCCATTCACTTTCCAGCGCACTGAGCCTCGAGCCAACGCAAAGGCCGTAGACACATACGTCATAAAAGATAATCCAGTGTAATTGGCATATTCATTTGTGGCACCCGTTGCATCAAGAGCGCCGGAGGCGTAATTGCCCAAAGGATAACCAGGCACCGGCAAATAAGCTGGTAGTACCATTTTACCAGCTTGCGATAAGGTAGTGGAGGTACCATTTGGTGGTGTAAATGCCGTCGTGTACTCAACCACATACCTCTTCATCACCTGACGAAGAGACGATATGGCATCACCCCCAGTCAAATCATATGCTTGAGGAGAAAATGGGGTGGCAGCACCATCCATAGCAAGCACATTCCCCGAAACCCGCGGGACCTGTGGCGAGTATAAAACCATGTCCTTCGCACTAATCTCCAAAAGAACATCCACCGGCGTATTATCCGCCATACCGGATAGTGCACTCATAACTTCACAAACGACGACACCATTACAGATAGTCGTTGAGGCGGCACTTGCGCGCACAGCAAACGTGGGCTGATTGTCATAAGTGTTAACCACCCCCAGAGCATCAAAACCTGCCATATCGCGCACATTCGTCCAAGGCACCTCAATGGTTACAGTATTCGTCTCTGCTAGATCTAGGACCACAGAATTCACAAGACCAAATGGGGGCGCAAGAGCATATCCTGCAGGATTTGGTTCATTGTAAATTCGGAGTCGCCCCTTATGATAAGGCGAAGCCACAACAGTAAATTTATAAACCATTGTGCACCGCCAATACTGTGCTAATGCCGCCGCAAAAGCACAGGGTAGCATACACACATGGGTTCCAGTGATAAATGGCGACCCAGTATTAATCGTGGCTTTTGTGTATGTAGACACATTAGTTTGATTGGGCGTCACCACAGAGCCCAAGAGAAAAGAACCTCGCGCCTTGGCACTCGTCCAACTCGCTGATAAGCGAAACGCTTGGCGAGCCGCCAAAGTAGCCAACACCAGTTCATCCTCCCCATGCACCCCAAGCTCCTGGCCGCCAAGGGTGTGCTCAGCGGAAGCACTCAAAGAGAGCGTCTCACAAGTATCAGATAAATCGTAGTTGGCGAGTTGAAAGGGAATCGCACGCACGTTGGACGTGTTTTCCGCCAACATAGGTCGAGAAAACCCCAACATCGCAATGGCTGATAAAACCCGCGGCGACCATTCGGCCGCAATCTCTGTAGCCTTAGCAGTAGAGCGTATGATCTTCTTCACCACATTAGCAGCTTCCTGCATAGTATAACCTTGGGGTATTGCAGTGGGTACATCTATCACCACATTCTCCATATGGGCGTAAAGCTCAAAACTAACGGCATTAGTACCACCATTGGCATGACGCAAAATGGTGAAACTTTCCATATGCAACGTACCCAGTTTGGAAAAAATCTTAGCCCCGAGTTCCAGCCCTGGCAATGGACTCATATATGGAATTCGCAACTCTCCACCTGAGTCTAGACACGGGTTAACATAAAAACCCGACAACTGAGACATAACAATTTTGAGGTTCGTAGACTGGTCAGTCGACTCGGTGGCCACAGCATGGTTGTACACTGGGTCTCCTAACGACGATACCATAGGGTGCGGGCGGTAGCAAATTCGCAACACCCCATAGTGCATGGGTGAACCATTCACTACCACACGCACCACCAAATCACCCCGCAAACGAGAGTAATAAGAGGTGCGAGCTTGCACCTCATATAAAGAGAGAAAAGCACTCCAGGGGTCAATTGACCCATGTAGTGCATTACCCACTGTCCAGTTGAAGTTATGGATTAAACGGGGTCGAGACAAAAATTTTGTGATATTACTATCATCATGCACCACTGGCATAGCACCCGCACTCAACTCCCCCACAACGTCAGTGGCGGGGGCCACAAAGAAAGAGTCCATGACCACTTTCTCAGGTGTCACGGACTCAGATGCAACAGACGTCTTAGTTGAATTGTCCATACTCTCAGAAATATCTCGTTTTGAATCCATATATTTAAATAAGTAGTAAATACCACTCGCACTCTTTCGAGCAAGAAAAGAAGAAAAACACACACGCGCAAGAAACACAATTTTTATTTTCTTTATTAATTTAAACACGCAACACACACTCCTAGCTAATTTTTATATTTTCTTTAATTTACCACATATCTATAACGCACCCAGTATCGAGAATAGTATCAGGATTTGCGTCACTAGATAAAATATCCACGTACGTGGGGAGCATGCGATCAGCATACTCATCCATACCCTCCCCAGCAAGAATAGACAACTTGCTAACACACAACGCTCGTAAACGACCAAACTCCACCGGCCCCACTTCAGAGCCGTATTTTGCTGCATGTGGGAAATACAACCTCAGTGCCGACTGAAGTGTACTACATCGCGCCTCAAACGTAGAAGTATGTTCGAAAGCTAAAGCTTTACGGATAGATGTAAGGGACACCGCTCCAACTCGATACCCAAGTTGTGGCACGAATACATCATCACATTTCAAGAACGCAAGCTCTTCCTTGTGGTAATATGGTGGTAGATCGCCTGCCGATTTATCAGCAGGCCCATAACGCATACCGAATAGGGCCGCTGTCTTCTGAACATCGATGTTGGTGATACTGTACACGCCGGCACTCTGCCGCACAGCTCCGATAACATCATCTCCATAAGTACACAATTTCACAGAAGCTGCGAAATTAGTGACACTGCTTCCTGCGAGAACCGTGGTCAAATGCTTGTTATTAGAGTAGAAAGCATAGCGGTGGAGGATGGCGTTGACACCCGAGTTAGCATGCGTAGTCGATGCAACACCCGAGGGATTAGACCCATCAACTGCAAAGGCCTGGCCCAAAAAGATGTAAACGGGATGGCTGAGATTCTTTCCGAGCGCATCAAGAATACACAATTCTCTTTCACCCCACCCCTCATCACGGGCGAGGGTATTAATGGTCTCATAAAAGGACTCCAACAAGCGCGAGTGCACAGACAAGTCAAAGCCGCTATAGTCCCCCCCCAAACGATTCTCTGGATGGTAGGAATCCATATCAGAGAAAAGGTCACTCCACTCCCTCGAGAAGACGTTAATGCCAAGCTT